GGAAGGTAAGGGGGGAAGGAAATTATTAGATGAATATGATGGAGCAATTACAGAAATAAGTTGTCCTGAAGATGTGATAACTGAATTTGAGGAAGACGCAGATGGAGTTAGGGGTGGAAATATTAAAAAGGGTGACTTTTTAATTTACTAACTAATAATCATAACTGATAAAAATTTATTACTATGAAGGAAAAATGGATTAAAATATTCAGGTCAATGTTGCAAAAAGCAGGAATTGATGCTTCTTGTTACTCTAATGAAGAAGTTATAAAAATAGCAAAGGGGATTATGGCTCCTGATTTATGTGAAAAATTTAATATTAAATACGAATGGCAATTTGAATTGTCTTGGGATTCTTTACTCTGCATGGACCCTGATGTTGTCCTTGAAGGGGTCGGAATTGATATTGATTTGTTTCGAGAGAACGCAAAACAGAATAAAAACTGACCTCATGCCTCAAGGATTTTTTAGTAAGAAGGAAACGGAATCATCATCATCCACAAAAGGTAAAATACATTCTTGCGCCTCCTGTGGGCTTTATAAGAATTGTCATTCAGCTAAAATGAAACCTTATGGTAGGTTTAAAAAGGGAATTATGATACTTGGACGCTCCCCAGGTAAAGCTGAAGATAGGGCAGGGAAACCATGGCAGGGTAAAGCAGGGGAACTATTAAAAAGACAGTTAAAAAGAGTTGGAATTGACTTGTTTGAAGACTGTGTCAATTTAAACGCTGTCAACTGCCACACCCCTAAAAATAGAAATCCAACTATTCGTGAAATAAACCACTGCCGTTCTATTCGAGTTCGCCCAGCTCTTAAAAAATACAAGCCTAATGTTATCATTACTTTGGGCAAAATAGGTCTTCAAAGTTTAATAGGACATCGTTGGCAGAAAGGGTTGGGAATGAGCAAATGGCAGGGTCAAATAATACCAGATCAGAAATTAAACGCCTGGATATGCCCAACGTTCCATCCTAAGTACTTGCTACATAGGAGTTCACCACGTGATATGATGAAAATATGGCTTGATGATTTGAAACGGGCAACGGATAAGATTTCAGACCCTGTACCTGAGTATAAGAACCCTAAGATAATTGTAAAAAAAGATTTACATTTTCTTAATGATTGGCCCAAACATCAATTATCTGCTTTTGATTATGAAACCACAGGACTTAAACCACATGACAAAGGACACCGTATTGTTTCATGTTCTATGACGTACTGTGATGACAAGGTATGGGTATTTAAAATGCCGAGTAAAAAACAAGAAGCACAGCCTTTGCGACATTGGTTAGCTGATCCTAAAATTCCAAAAGCAGCCCATAATATGAAATTTGAGGAACAGTGGAGTAAAAATATACTCAAAACGCCGGTTAGGAATTGGGCTTGGGATAGTATGGTAGCCTCGCATGTACTAAATAACCAACCAGGACTGACTGGATTAAAAATACAATCATATTTTAATTTTGGCATTATGGGTTACGAGAAAGGCGTTGGGCCTTACCTCAAATCTACTACCAGTAACGCTGGTGGTGATAATGCAAAAAATAGGATTAAAAAATTAATGAAGTCAAAAAAGGGGCTCCAGGATCTACTTAAATACAACGCTTTGGATTCAGCATACGAGCTGTGGTTGGCTAAAAAACAAATGGAAAAATTAAATCATCAATTATGAAAACATTTAAAGACACTGAATACGAAAGAGTTATAGCATCTATAGAAAAATCCGCTGGAAATGACCGGATAGGAGATATGTGGATTAAAACTAAATCTTTTGATAAAACTGTACCTATTTGTGAAATATTAAATTGGGCGCACAACGAAAAAGCTTCAGGAAAACTTATCTTAACAATTGATGAATCGACAGTATCTAAAAAGGTTTAATTTTTATGGACATAAAATCTACCCAAGCGGACGCTTATAAATTATTGCATCAAGGCACTCTTGCTCTTGCCCGTGCGGAACGGCAAGGATTGCGAATTGACCGAAAGTATTGCACGCAAGAACAAAATAAAATTACAGAACTAATATCTAATCTGGAAGGTGAATTAAAGCAATCCTCATTTTATAAAGAATGGACACGTTCCCGAGGGCGTAAGAAATTAAATATTGATTCTAACGCTCAACTGGGGGAATATTTGTATGAGGTATGTGGGCACACCCCACCCAAGTTAACGCCCTCAGGGCTCGGCTCTACGGACAAAGAGTCCTTGAAACAGCTGGACATACCTGAAATACAAACTATCCTTAGAATCCGCAAATTGAAAAAGATTCGAGACACGTATCTTAAAGGATTTATGAAGGAGCAAATAAATGGCTTTATTCACCCTCATTTTAAGCTACATACTGCCACCACATATCGTAGTTCGAGTTCGTCCCCAAATTTCCAGAATATTCCTAAGCGGGATAAAGAAGCTCAAAAAATATGTCGGTCTGCATTATATCCACGACGGGGGCATCAGTTGCTTGAAGTGGATTACAGTGGTATGGAAGTTAGGGCCAGTATATTTTATCACAATGACCCCACAATGAAAAAGTATATTAATGATCCAGATTCAGATATGCACGGTGATATGGCTCAACAAATATTTAAAATAGATGATTTTGACCGATCAAGACCTGAACATGACACCCTACGAAGCGCGGCTAAAAATGGATTTGTATTTCCTCAATTTTATGGAGATTACTATGGCAATAATGCACCCACACTTGCCTGTTCCTGGGGAGAGATGCCAGAGAATAAACGTTGGGAAAGTGGTCAGGGGATTAGTATAGGGGATGAAAAAAATCTGGGGGAACATTTAGTTTCCCATGGCTTTAGATCCTTAAAATCATTTACTAATCATGTGCAGGATATTGAGGAGGATTTTTGGGAAAGGCGATTTGAAGTATATAATCAGTGGAAAAAGGATTGGTGGAGAAAATATCAAAACCAAGGGTACATTGAAATGCTGACTGGCTTCCGCTGTCATGGACCTATGAGCAAGAATGATGCTACCAATTACCCCGTACAAGGAACAGCTTTCCATTGTTTACTGTGGTCCTTTATTACTGTTGATAAAATATTGACAAAAAAGAATATGAAAACCCGAATAATTGGACAGGTTCATGACAGTATTGTTTTAGACGTGTATCCAAAAGAATTAGATAAAGTATGTCGATTACTGGAATATGTAATGACTAAAAAAATTAGGAAGCATTGGCCCTGGGTAAATGTACCACTGGATATAGATGCGGACTTGGGTGGCGTGGATGAAAGTTGGAACGAACTTGAGGAATATAAGTTTGATGAAAAATAGGTTTACTTTGTATAATAATGTGAACCAAAAATAAATGTAACCCCTATGCTACGTGGACTTAGGGAAGCTCGTGCAGAAAATAATTTAATACAGCCAGAGCTTGCTGAAAAATCGGGCGTCAGCCTGTCGACTATAAATTTAATAGAAAACGGTCGTGTGTATCCTTATTTAAGCACCAGAAAAAATCTTATGGATGTTTTAGGCCCTATAGATTGGGATTTAACATATAAGATAGGCACAATGCTACGTTGGGACCCTAAAAAGGATTACATTACAGTATTATCTATGAAAAAATTAATTATTGATAATCGATCCAGGATGAGCATGTCGGATGCACTAACATTGATCCAAGATGTAGTTAAACGAGGTAAAGTGAGCAATAATGGAAAACAGTATTGTTATTTGACTAAATTTAAGTATCGTCGTTCTGTCTATACCGTAAGTAGCACGTTAAATGCCACATCAGAAACATTAATTATAAGAGAAGAAAATGAAATGAGGGAAAGTAATTTATGAGTTTATATTTAAAACACCGCCCAAAGTCGTTCAAAGAAATTTTAGGAAATGAGGAGGTCATTCAGTCTGTCCAAAACATGGTAAAAGAGCCTGATGATTGCCCGCATAGTTTTTTATTCCATGGCCCACGAGGTTGCGGTAAGACAACGGTAGCCCGCATCTTAGGGAAGGAACTTGGAATTAAGGGTCAGGACTTGCGGGAAATGGATTCTGCCGATTTCCGAGGCATAGACGCTGTCCGCGATATTAGACAGCAGGCACATTATAAGCCTCTGGAAGGTAGTCGGCGGATGTGGATCTTAGATGAGGCCCACCAACTTACTAACGCCGCCCAAAGCGCCCTCCTTAAGATGCTGGAGGACACGCCTGAGCACGTTTACTTCGCATTGTGTACTACGGACCCACAAAAATTATTAGGTACGGTGAAGGACCGATGTAGCGGGTTTCAAATGCAACCGTTAGATGATGGAGATATGAAAAAGCTCCTCATAGGGACGTGTAAAAAAGAAGGTGAAAAGCCTTCTAAAAAAGTATTGCTTAGAATTTTAAAAGATAGTGATGGCCACCCTCGACAAGCCCTGCAGACGCTGGACCAGGTACTTCGAGTAGATCCTGAGAGAAGGATGGAGGCGGCAAAACAATCTCAGGAAACTGAAAATCAAAGTATCGAATTATGTCGCGCGTTGGTACAAAATAATCCCTGGGGAAAGGTCCGTAGAATTTTAAAGGGTCTTAAAAAACAGGACGAAGAGTCTATCCGCAGGCATGTGCTTGGTTATGCAAGAGCTGTTTTATTAAATGGTGATAATCCAAGAGCCGGGGCCGTGTTAGAAGAATTTATTGAGCCCTTTTACAGTAGCGGCTTCCCAGGATTGGTTTTCGCCTGCTATTGTATTGTAAAGTCGTAACTAATTTCAATGTAAAGTAATTCCATTTTGTATAATAACGTGAACCAAAAATAAACATTAATCTCTCTGAACCACATCCATCTAAATAAGGATTGAAACGTAGTAAACTTTGAAAACAAAACCAGTACTGTGGTTGAAGATATTGAATTAGTCTATGCCGATATGAACACTTATCACGAAGAGAAAATCTCATGCGTCGACTTAAAATTAAAGGTTAAACTATGAAGAATAAAAAGCTAAATTACGAAGAAGACACTCACATTGACGACAGCGCTCTGGATATTGAATGGTTAGAGCAACCTAAACTCATGGCGAAATACACGCGTCACGAAGCGGAGGCTAAAAGAAGACTTGATAAAGCAAAAGAACGATTAGATATTATAGAAGCGTCTCTCTATCAAAAAATAGTTGCCGATCCTCAAAAATATGAGGCGGCTAAAACTACTGAAGGGGCAATACAAAAGGCGATTATTCAACAGGATGATTACATTGAAGCCACTGAAGAAAAACAGGACGCCCAGTATGCGGTTAATATGGCAAAATCAGCCGTGCGGAGTATGTATATGAAGAAAGAGGCTTTAGAAAATTTGGTTCAATTATTCGGGCAACAATACTTTGCTGGGCCTAAAATGCCCCGTGACCTTTCAAAAAAACGGGCCCGTAAGGAACAGCAAAAGGAAACAAATAAATCAATTAATATTTCAAGAAACAAGTAGATGTTGATGTCATTTTTAATTTCAGTATGTGCAGTAATTCTTATATTCGTACTTGTCCCATTTCTATGTTATTTAGTCTGTTATATGGGAGCACTGGGAATATTTAACGCACTTAGTACACACCTTAACGATAAAAAAACCGAGGAAACCAATGAGTAAACGTAAAAAGAAAAAATTTAGCAGTAATTTTGGCACATCTGTTAGTGATAATGCCCGCAGACAAAAGCAAAGTAAGAATTCATCTAGGTACTTAAAATTGCCTGGAGGAATTCCGATTTATACTGCGGAACCTAAAAGTAAGGAAAAAATGGATGTTATTCCTTACATAGTCTCAGATAATGAGCACCCAGATAGATATGATGATGAAAACTTGGCCCAACCAGGTGACTTATGGTACCGCAGACCCTTTGCTATCCATCGAAATATAGGTATGGATAATGAAAGAGTAGTTTGCCCACGCTACATGAAAAAAGGACCGTGCCCAATTTGTGAGTATAGACAAAAAAAGTTTGATGAAGGTGCAGATAAGGATGATGAGGATGTAAAGTCCATAAGATTGTCCTCCCGAAATTTGTACGTTATTATCCCAAAAGGTAGTAAAGAATATGATCAAGAACTTCATATTTGGGATATGAGTGGATTCTTATTTCAGGATTTGTTGTCTAAAGAGCTTATGGAGAGACCACAAATGGGCATCTTTCCAGATTTAGAAAATGGTAAAACACTTCGAGTACGTTTTGATGAGGGGAGAATTGGAGAAAACTCTTTCCCACAAGCAAGCCGTATTGATTTTAAGAGCCGCAAAAAACCATATAGTGAAGACATTATTGAAGATGTTCCTAACTTGTATGATTGCCTTGAGGTTTTGTCCTACGACAGACTCGAAGCTATATTTTATGAAATTAATACAGAGGATTTAGCTGAGGACACTGAAATTGAGGAGGATGAGGATCCACAAACTGATCGACGTCCTAAAAAGGAAACTAAGGAACAGTCCGAGGAAGAGGATGATTGGGATGACGATGATGATTGGGATGATGAGGATGATGATGATTGGGACGACGGTGAAGAGGGCGACACAGGGAGACCTGGGAATGACAGCTCTGACGATGATGATTGGGACGACGATGATGATTGGGACGACGATGATGATTGGGATGATGATAATTGGGATGATACCGATGAAGAAGATGGTAGTCCACGTCGCACTAAGTAAATAATTTAACTTTTTAATCCTATTAATATTATGTCCGAAGTAAAAGAACAAAAAAAAGAAATGGTGGGGGCGTATGTCCCTAACCAACTTTATCAAGCCCTTAATCTATACACCTTGTTACATGGCAAATCCAAAACCCAAATTATTTTAGATGGGTTACTTAGGTGGCAGGAGCAGGAGGGGGTAGAAATAGAGGACTTAATTGAAGAAATGGCGATTACATACCGTCAGGACTACAAGGATCTCCAAGTCAAAGAGAAAACATCTGGGCTCCCAGTGGATTCACAAACACCGGAGGATCAATTTGTTGACGATTACAGGATATATTTAAGTAATAAAAATGTACCTGAAAAAGTAATAAACGAAATTTTTAAACAATTTTAATTTATGAAAAGAACAAGTAGTGAGGGTAAATCTTTATCAAACCAAATGAAGAAAAAATCTAAAAAAGACACAAAAGAACAACCGGAATACGCTGGTAATGATGAATTAATGATAAGTACTGGCTCCACATTATTGGACCTTGCTATTAGTGGGGGAAGAAAGAGGGGAGGAGGCATCCCAACAGGTATATTTGTTGAGATATTTGGACCTTCCTCAGCTGGCAAGACAGTATTGCTTTGTGAAATGGCAGGAGAAGTCCAACGAAAAGGAGGCAATGTTAAATTTGGAGATCCTGAGGCACGATTAAACTCTAAGTTTGCTGAAATATTTGATCTTGATACAGATAAAATTGATTACTACCGCCCTAATACTGTTCCAGAAATATTTAAACCAGTTCGAGATTGGAAAATAGATAATGATGAAAAAGTCAATGGAGCTTTTGCTGATTCACTTACTGCTCTATCTACGGATATGGAAATGGAAGGTAAGGATAAGTACGGCGCTCGCAGAGCTAAAGAATTTAGTGAACAGCTTAGGCAAACATGCCGAGTAATTGCAAAGAAAAACATATTGCTAATAGGCACAAACCAACTTCGTGCAAATATGAATTCAGGTCCATTCGGCAGAAAGTGGACAGTTCCTGGGGGCAAGGCTTTAGAATACTATGCCAGCTTGAGGCTGCATTTAAAATATGCTACTAAGATTAAGGAAAAGAAAACTATTAGGGGGAAAAAAACTGAACAAGTTGTCGGGGTCAAAACAACTATTAACGTACATAAAAGTTCTATTTGGAAGCCACATCAAAGTGCTGATATTACGATCCTTTTTGATTACGGCATAGATGACATCAAGGGAAATTTACAGTTTATTAAAGACTACTCCAGTGAAAATGTATATACCCTAGACGGGGCGGAATTACATAACCATAGTTCTAAAGCGATACGTATGGTAGAAAAAGAGGGTAAAAAAGCTGTGAAGAAATTAAAAACTGAAACGATTGATTTATGGGAAGAGATACAAGAAAAGTTTGAATCACAACGCAGACCAAAACTTAGGTGAATAAATGTTATTTCACATAGTTATTAAGACAAGCACATGGACATTGGATGAGGAAGTAGAAGCCGAAACATCCGTCCACGCATTATTTTGGTGTTTAGAAAAATTTAAATTTAAAAAGGATGACATTAATCATATTGAAATCACAAAATTATGAAAATATTAGTTAATGATCCAAGTATCACAGCTTGGGGCTGGGCCGTAGTTACTTTAGATGGAAGAGTTGCCCGAATAAATGAGACAGGTTGTATAAAAACAGAACCCGATTATAAGAAAAAGAAAATAAGAAAAGGAGACGATACCGTCCGCCGGTTATCTGTAATTAGTGACGTACTTACTGAACAGCATGAAAAACATAATTTAGATTGGGTTCTTAGTGAATTGCCTCATGGTTCCCAAAGTGCGTCAGCGGCAGTGATGATAGGGGCAGTGGCTGGTATTATTAGTAGTTACAGTTCTTGCTTTAATTTGCCCGTAGAATGGTACACTGAAGGAGACAGTAAAAAGAATCTTTTAGGACGTCGTTCCGCTTCTAAACAAGCTACCGTAGATGCGATTGTTGAAATTTACGGAGATGAATGGGTTCGGGATATCAAATATAAAGACCAGGCAGTAGCCGATGCCTTAGCTGTTTTCCATGTAGGTCGTAGTAGTTCTCAAGCATTAATTTACGCTTCAAATGAAAAATAAAATAACAGTTATTCTATGTGCTCTTCCATTACTATTTATGTTTGTGGTCCATAAAGTTTTTGGCGATACCACAACTGAAACTTGGAAGGAAATGTTTGAATTAATAAAAGAACGATGGAATGATTAAAAATCTAAGGATACAGAATTTCCAATCCCATAAAAACACCCAGTTATCTTTTGACCCTGGGGTGAACACGATTATTGGACCCAGTGATAGTGGTAAGACTTCTATTATAAGGGCCTTAAGATGGCTGGTTTGGAATCGTCCTTTAGGGGATAGTTTCCGTTCCAGCTGGGGTGGTGATACGGAGGTTGATTTAGAAACAAATGACGATTTTATTCAAAGACATAAAGGAAGTGATGATTGGTACCTGCTTAAAACACCAGAAAATGAATACGAATTCAAAGCGTTTGGCCGCAAACCCCCAGAAGAGGTAAAAAAAGTTCTAAACATCAGTAGTATTAATTTGCAACAGCAAATGGATTCCCCATTTCTTATTAGTGATAATTCTGGGGAAGTATCACGTCATTTTAATAAAGTAGCCCGCATTGATCAAATAGATTCAAGCTTAAAAGCTGTTGAAGGGTGGGTTCGGAGTATAAATAGTGATATTAAGGGAGCTAAAAAAGAAATAGAACGCTACCAAGACAGTTTAAAAGAGTACGAATACCTTGGCCAAATGGAAAAGGATATTGAGATTTTGGAGGCAGTTGAAAACCAAAAATCCAAAAAACAAAAGAACTGCTACGAATTGGGGTTGCTATCAAAAAATATTAAAAATGTTGATGAGGAAATATCTAATAAATCAATTCTTTTACCTGCGGAATCCTTGGTCAATGGTATTATAAAATTATTTGAAGCTAAAAATAAAGTTCACCAGAAAAGCTCCCAAATAAAAGATGTTCTTAATAAAATTGATACTACAGAACAGAAACTTGATAACCTGCAAGTATTGGTTAGCAAAGAGGAGGGGACTGAAAATATACTCAATTTAATAACGAAGAGGAAAAAACTTGAGAAGAAAGAAACAAAATTAAACTCCTTGATACACAAAATTAAGTCCGTGGATCGTGAAATAGCAGAACGCAAAACACTGACTTCATCCAAAGATTTAGTTGATCCTATACTACGGGCACATAAAAAAAGAAGGTCCAAAAGTAATGAAATAAATAAATTAGGAAGTTTAAATGATGAAATTGATTTAGTAAACAGTAACCTGCAGGATAGGAAAGAAGAACTGGAACAATTAGAAAAGAAATGGCACGAACAAGTGCCTGAAGAATGCCCTATTTGTGGGAATAAAATGAATTAATATGGAACAGAAGGCAAGTGATTTAAAAAGTGGATTCCTTTTTATTAAACATGCCGAAGATAAAAAAGGAAATATAATTAAAAATACACTGGTACAAAAAATAGGAAATCAAATTAGTTACTTTGGAACAACGTACTGGGATAAAGCAGATGAATTAAAAGGAGAATTTGATCAAGTAATTCCACAGTCACATGAAAAGAACAAAAAAGGAAAATAAGCTATCAGTTGACTGCCTATTAACTGCTGATTGGCATTTAAGATCATCACAACCAACATGTCGTACGGATGATTTTTGGAACGCGCAATGGGACGTTGTTAGGCAGGTATCTAAGCTACAACGGAGGTATAATTGCCCAGTTTTACATGCCGGGGATTTATTTGATCATTGGAAACCAAGTCCGCGTTTACTTTCCCAGGCCATTAAATTCTTACCTGACCAATTCTACACAGTCTATGGTAATCATGATGTTCCACAGCATTCATTGGATCTTATTGAAAAGACTGGCATTTATACATTAATGATAGGAGGGCATATAAACGTTTTGTCAGGGTCCCATTTTGATCAAATACCCTCTGATCCAAGTATGATATTTCCTTCCGGAGATCGCGAAGTCGTTGTTTGGCATGAATATGTTTATACTGGAAAGGCACCATTCCCAGGAGCTGAAAAAGAAGCAAAAGGAAATTGGGCTTTAGATAAGTATGATAAATTTGATTTAATTTTAACTGGGGATAATCACATTCCTTTTGTTTGTCGTGATGAAGGAAGAATATTAGTGAACGCTGGCAGCCTCACAAGGCAATCGGCAAAACAAATTAATTACCGACCACGCGTGTGGTTGTATAATGCCCGTAAAAATAAAGTCAAACCCCACTACCTAGATGTCCCTAAAGATGTTATTAGTCGAGAGCATATTGAGGAAAAGGAAGAACGAGATGATAGAATAACTGCTTTTGTAGAACGGCTTGGAACTAAATGGGAAGGGGAATTAGATTTTGAGAAGAATTTGAAGACATTTTACCAAAAAAACGACATAAACAAGGAAATTAAAGATATTACATATAGTGCCCTAGAAGCCTAGAACCCGGTTCTGACGTTTACGGCTAAGCGGTGTTCTCATGTGTAAGCGTATGTAACTGTACCCCTAAATAACAAAAATCAAACGGAGACAAATAAATGAACTGGTTTATAACTTTAACGGTGGTGATAACATTCGCAATCGGATTCCTGTGCGGTGTGGTTCACACACAATCCAAAGTTGAGAAGATCTATTATGAAGAACTTGAAGATAAATTCAATAATCCTGAATCAGACTTAAAATAACCTATTATGGATGAACAAGACTTATTAGACTTAAAAAATAAAATTGAACAAGCAAAACAAGAGGTGAGTAAATTAGAAGGTAGACAAGAACATCTTCTACAAACGCTTGCCGAGGACTGGGATTGTGGAGACTACGGGGCAGCGGAAGACAAATTAAAAGACATGGAAGATGAGATTAGTGATATAAATGATACTATTGAAACAAAAACTAACGAACTGAAAAAAGATTATGACGTCAGTTAAACAACTCCGCTCAGAACTTGAACAACGACAAGGGCGTCAACAACAGATACAAAAAAACCTTGATGATGCAGACTCACGATTATCAAATTATACCCATTCACTTCAAAGGCATGAAGAGGCCCGAGAAGTCTTAAGGGAAGTGGGATTAAAAACTCAACAGGCCCTTGCTTTTCATGTCTCGGATATTACAAGTTTGGCTTTGGAGGCTGTTTTTAAGAACGCTTATGAATTAAAGGTAGATTTTGTTCAGCGACGCAATAAAACTGAATGTGATTTACTATTTAAAAGAAATGAAAATGAAGTATCCCCTATGGATGCGGCAGGGGGAGGTGCTGTTGATGTGGCGGCTTTTGCTTTAAGAGTAGCAAGCTGGAGTATGCAAAGACCACGAACACGTCCTGTGATTATACTTGATGAACCTATGCGGTTTTTATCCCCAGACCTACAACCAAAAGCGTCAGATATGCTTCAGGAGCTTTCCCAAAAATTAGGGCTACAATTTATTATTGTGACACATGAGGAGGAATTAACCCAACAGGTGGACAAAGTTTTTGAAGTGTTAAAAAAGGGTGGGGTCACTAACGTACGTACATCGTGAAAAGGCGCGCTAATAATTTCTCCGCTCTATCTTGTATTGTTGCGAAAATACATCATCAAACTTTCCTTGCCTCATTCCTTTACTAACAAGTCCTTTAACAAGTCCTTTAACGGGACTGTTAGAAGATCTTGGTGATTTATCTTCACATCCTCCACCACTTTCCTGCAGAAATTCTTGTTTTGAGAGCTTGGCTTTAGATTCCAGTATAAAATCTTCGGAAGATTCAGGATATTCGTCCCCGACACTATCCAAGAACCGAACATTGGCATGGAATATCCCCGCCTCTGTCAATTCATCTTCTGGCACTGCAATAAGTGATATCCCATTTACAGGATCTGAATGGCTTGTAATATCCTTCGAGACTACCGCATCAGCATCACTGTCAGATAG